GGGGCATCAAGCCCTCATGCGCAGACCTTCAGCTTACGAACTTGCTATGTGCAGAACAGAATGCGTTCCGCCGCAGGTGTTATCTCGTAGTCGGCATAGCTGCCATTCGCGACGAATTGATGTTCAAGTACGAACAGATTCGTTGGTTTGAACGCTTTGCTTGTTGGTTGGGACGACGACGGCCATTGCCAGCGACTTCTTGGAGGCTACTTGACGCTCACGGTCAGGAAGAACGTGATGTACGCGAGCCGCCAAAAGAAGATCCAAAGGTGAAATACTTGGCCGAAGAGATAAATTTCCATGCGCAGCGGGAGGAACACCAGAGACGTGTGCAAGAAGAGTCTCAGCGTCTGTTTGGGACCTACAGTTACCACATTCCTGGTCAGTCCAACGCATCCGACTCTCAAAGTGTGAGCACCACACCAGGAGAGGGCACAGCAAGTGAACACACAGCTAGCGTCAGTCCCACGACGCTCCAGGATCTCGACGCCTTCATTGCGGAGGGCCTTGCGATCCGACAGGCTGACGATAGGGCCCGTGAGGCTCTTGAATTGGCCGAAGTCGCGACAACCATTGAGGAACAACAGAGAGCCTATGTGGAAGGCGGTACTCTGCAGAGTTCCACGGTTGTGATGGAGTCATCGGGCTCTGTGACACCTCCACCTGGCTTGGAGGGTCTGCAGAGTGGAGACCGTGAAGCAGTGCCACGGTTTCCGCAGCTCACAAACAAGAAGTTGTACCTACACGGCAACAATCCGGAGAACTTACAAGCCGCCCACGACATGCGTAATGTTGGCGTTGGAAATCACAATCCTTTCGTCTCTGAGCAGAAGACGAAGGATGCGTTGACAGAAGCGCTCAAAGAGCATGTCTTCACTCCAGCGAATTGCAAACGCGCGATGCATGAATTTGAGAGCATTCGTGACAGCAGCCTTCCTAAGAAGATGAGTGAGCTCGTCAAAGAGCGCACCGAGTTCGAAGCCTTCATGGCAGAACTGCCAGAGGGGAAAGAAGGTTTTAGCACGACGATCAAAGCGTTTGTGAAGTCTGAAGTGAGTGGGAAGAACAAGCCTAGGCCGATCGCGAACCACGGAGAGGTTAGGCTGTACGCACTCGCGAAGGTGGCATACGTGTTTGAACACGTGATATTCCACAAATTGAGGAATGCCTCAATCAAGGAGTGCACTAAGTCCGAAGCTATTGAGAAGATAATGACGAACTTTTCGGACATGAGAGATGGAGCCAGG